ATGCCTAAGCACAGCAGAATCGTTGAGAGATGGTCTCCCTCATACGATATCTGTGGTGTCTTGGGTGTGGTCCAGCTGGCCGGGAATCTCCGAAAGGGATCCCGGTCACGAGCCGAACGCCACCCAGGAGAAGTTCCGGTTGTTTCTCTGTCAAAGAAACAGGCGGTTCTCCTTCCACCACGGTGGTGTGGACCATTGCGGAAAAGACAGATGGTCGAGGAAAGGCTAGCTAAGATGAAGCTCAAGCAGCGAAAGCGGATCTTGCGATTCACTGATGCTTGCTGGAAGTCTCATCTAGCCGGCCTCCACTCAGCGAACGGTAAGCGTTTAGTATTTGATCTTCGGATTAAGTCACAACGCCGTGCCGCTCAAAGGGTGGTTTCCTCTGCCTTCCGTCTTTTGCGGATTGCCGTCCTATCTGGCCTTTATCCCCTTGCAATGGAATTAAAGGGTGAATCGACAAAGGCGAGGGTCCAGGCTTTCTCAGTCGAGTCCGTAGACAAGATTGATAAAGTTCCTAAACCCAAGCCTCGGTGCGAGACAGCCCTAAATTCTGTTGCACAGGGAACTCTCTCCCACTTAAGAGAACCACGCCGTATGGCACAGTATTCTTTCGTGGGTCGGAGTCTCCCGTTGGGGAATGAGGCAGTTGAGAAGACGGCTCTGAGCGATCATAAGGCCGCGTTTACTAGCGTGCCTGCTCGTCCTCCTTCTGGCGCTCTCCGATCTATGCGATCATGGGCACAAGCTTGGGGGTCTAAACGACCTCCCTCACTTGCTCCTAATGATTTCGCTTTGACGGCGGGTGCCTGCCTTGAGAAATCAAGGCGAGAAGGTGGACTTGCTGCATTCTTAGTAGAACGGTTGGCGATTGCTCAGGGTGCGGACTTGAATTTCGATGGAAAGCCGGAAGATGTCAACGACGTCGACTGGGAATCCATGGTAACTCAAGCGCAACTTCGCGAGGTACTCCTCGATGAGCTCTCAGGCCTTCCACGACCATTTCCGGCAACGGTTGAAGTCGTTCGCGAACGGGGATTTAAAACCCGAATCGTGACGAAATCTCCCGGAGCCTTGGTCGCAGTTGGCCACCTCTTGCGCCGCGTCGCACTTTCATCCTTACGACAGGATGCTCGTGTGTCAGCGGTGCTGGAGGGTGAGCACATTGAAGGTGTAGCCCGTATGTTGCGTCGTCCCGTCCCTGGCCCGGCAGAAATCCTTTCAGCAGATCTTTCAGCTGCCACGGATAACCTATCCTTTGATACCTCTTGGTCTCTTTGGAACGGTTACTGTGACGGCATCGAAGCCGCTGGGGAATTCCGCCAAGCTGGGTTGGACCTTTTGGGTCCAATGCGGCTCACTTATCCTGATGGCTCTGAAGTTACTTCAGTCCGAGGTGCCCTTATGGGTTTACCCTTGACTTGGTTCCTTCTTTGCCTTTCGAATTTGTGGGCTGCAGACGAGGCGATCCGCACCATCCGCCGCTCCTCCCGCTATGGACTTGCCAGGCAACCCTTCTGCATATGCGGAGATGACCTGTTGGGCGTCTGGGATCTTAGGGTGATTAGAAGGTACGAGAACAACATCCGTTTGACCGGGATGAAGTTTTCGAACCCATCTAAGCATCTTAAATCCCGCGTCTTTGGTATCTTTACTGAGGAGATGTTTCTTCTCAAGAAAGTTACGATAGACGGACGTCGCAACAAGTGGAGTGAGCGGGTCCGGATCCGAAAGAGGAAGTTTAAGCGTGGTAGCTATGCTGCCGCTGTCTTAAACGACCCAACTTTCGACCGGAAACCCGTTTACTCCACGGTCACCCGCAATTGCAGTTGGGGACTGGAGTGGCACGCTGGGCCGATTGGTTTCCCCCTCAGAGGTTTGGTAACGGTTCCTGGGCATTTGCCTGGGAATCCGACCTTACTTCCTTGGTGGGTTACCATCGGACCCTGTGTGACCACCTCAGTCCGCCGGAACCCTCAAGCTCACAAGCTCATCAGACAGATTTCCTTATCTGCGCACCCTGGTGTTTCCACCTGGGCAGCGAAGAAGGGTCTTCCGCCTTTTGTGCCTCGTGAGTTCGGAGGTTTCGGCTTGCCTCTCAAGCCCAAAGCATCAGGTGGCGACTACAGACTTTCGCTTGTCGTCCCGCGATGGATCCGTCTTGCTCTAGCTAGACTAGTCTTTCAGCCAAAGGAATCAGATTCCCCAGCTGATATGACTAGACTATCAAGAGTTTGGACGATGATAGCCTCGGCTGGATGGAGAGAGATGGCCACTGACGATGTCGGTGACGTCTTTTCTCATTCCTACCGTGCTATTCATCGAACACAAGATGGATCCATTCCTGCTCGCTGGGCAGGTTGTCCTGAACTTGTAGGCTGGGCGCCCTCAGATATTGAGGAAGCGGCCATTCAAGGTAGATCACGAGATTATACTCTCATGCTCGGTCTTGAACCTACTCGTACATGGACTACCTCCCCGGCGCAGGTTGCGGGTCGACTGCGGAAGGTTGCTAAACAGCTTGGCAAGGGAGTGAATCCTCGTTTCGTACCGAATTCGGTCGGAATTGGAGAGACACTCCGTCGTCTTGCCGAGCGTGAAGCTTCCTTCGTCGTAGTTGCCGTTCCTGATAATTGGGAAGAGCGCCACAATGGTCCACCTGGTCCTATACCATCACTGATATGGGCCAGGGCTTCGGCCCAACGGCGTGTTGCCACGCCATTGGGGTGGGCTGGCC